ATGAGTACGGCAGACCTTGCAGAGCTACTTGACGCCCCTAGCCGCAGCCTATCGGCCACGCTATCGGGCGACGACAGGTTCGTGAGCCAGAACGGGCGGTGGGAGACTACCGAGCCGCTAGGGGTTAACGGCTGTACCACCTAGACGACCTAGCATAGCCACCCAGGAGGTGAAGGGATGACACACAACTGCACGACCAACTCGGAATCGTTCCACAACCCAGTTTCGCGATGTTGCGGCATCGAGGCCGGTGACGACACGCCGCTCACCGTGTGTCCTCGTTGCGAGACCCTGACGGCCTGGGAGTGCGCTGACTGCGGCGCACTAGAGTGGTTGCCGAGGGGACTGAGGGGGGTAACCGCCTAACCACCATGATGACGACGACTCGATGTATTTTCAAGCGAGAGAAGGAGATCAACTGTATGGCTACGACAACGAGAACGAATACTTATCAGCGCAGGTGTCAGCCGGACGATATGCGATACGACGCTTATCACATCTGCCGGGAAGGCTGCTATTGGATCGCCGAGCCGATCGACCATGTGATGGCGGCGAGAATCGTTCTACTCACGCCGGAGATCGCCCTGAATTGGCTGAAACGGAACAGCCATAACCGCTCGTTCTCGCGTGATTCTGCGCGACTGCTAGCGGCTGAAATGGATCATGGCTACTGGCGCGAGAATGGTGAGGCGGTGATATTCGACACCAACGGCATCCTGATCGACGGGCAACACCGGCTCCAGGCCGTGCTAAATTCGGGTCACGAGTACCTCGTCCCGGCCATTACTGGCATCCAGCCTCTTGTCAGGCCCACCGTCGATACGGGGAAGAAGCGGTCGGGCGCTCAGAACTTACAGATGGCCGGGGAGAAGAACGCCGCAGCCCTAGCAGCGGCGTTGACGCTCTGGAAGGGTTACGTCGCCCATGACCTCCGTGCCATGACCCATCCGGCGTCTGCATCGCCGGAGCAACGGACGACCATCCCCAGGATTATGGAAGACCTGGAGCACTATCCTGAACTCAGAATAGCTACCGAGCGATCTATGGCGCTGCGTCCAGCCGGTCAGGGACGGGCGCTCATCTCCGCGTCGGAGGCCACTCTGGTCTGGCAGGCCATCACTTGGACAGGAGCCACCGTAAAACGTGCCGAGGAATTCTTGGGCAGTGTCCTGTCGGGCTATAACCTGAGCGAGGGCAATCCCATCATCGCCCTTCGGCGACGTCTGATCGACCAGATGGGGCCAGGGCTTAAAATGGATAAAAAGGAGCGGTTGGCCCTAATCCTGAAAACCTGGCAGCTATGGTCGACCGGACAGAAACGGAAGGTTATCAAGTGGGAGCAGGGTAGCGAGCCGTTCCCATTCCTATCATAGTGTTAATCCTTAACATTTGGGATGTTAAGGTTAACCTGATCAATGGTGTTAACAGTTAACTATTACCCTCTCCCTAGCCCCCCTCTAAAGAGGGGGGGCGTAGGGAGAGAGAGAGGGGGAATGTAAGGGTGGATACGCTAACGGTGGAGTTCCAGCCTGATAAGCGATTATCGAAGAATGGTCTCAGGAGAGCGCACTGGAGGGAGACGCGGCCCCTGGTCAAGCAGGCCCGCGAGGATGCCTACATTCTGGGACTGATCGAGAAGGAGGGCAACTGGGCAACGCCGGAGCGGTGTCGGGTCTCCGTCCGGCAATATTATTGCGGCAAGCCCTACGATTGGGACGGCCTCGCGACCCTCTGCGGCCCGATCATCGATGGCCTCGTGGACGCAGGGGCCATGCCAGTGGACGACGATCCCGACCATGTCATCGAGTACACTATGACTGCCACGCGGGTCAAGACCAGGGCCGAGAGCAAGGTGGCGGTTACCGTGACGCCCGTCAGCACATAGGAGGCGCAACCGTGCAGACAACCGATATTGACGGCATCGGAGAACCATTCGACGTCGTTTGCTCCTGCCAATTCTGCGAACTAAATATCTACGACGAGAAGATCGGGGTGATCCGTTGTCCGATTTGTTTCGGCCACCTCCGGTTACGGCTTAATCTGGAAAGTGTAGGGGGTTTGTGGGGGGGTCAAGAGTGTCAGGGAGTGTGCGGGCTGACCTGGACGAGCCTGGAGGAGTGGAAGGCACGACCGACGCCCGGTACAACCCTGGCGGCTTGGCGATAATCCTGGCGATAAAATAGGAGGCGTAATCATGGTGTCCATCGATCTGGAACATGTTTGTGATCCCTCATGCCCGACGATTTCCGACCTGGAAGGGGTCGCCCGCAGACGGGTGGAGATTCACCGGAACCAAAACACCAGCAATCCGATTCGTCAGGATCGGGAGTACCTGGGCATCTCCGGCGAACACGCTTTCCACCGTTCGACCGGCCTCGCGTTAGACATGACGGTCAGGCGGGCAGGAGACGGCGGGCATGACTTCCTCGTCTATTGATGGGGATTATTCACAAGTGCAATTAAGTACTGAGATTGTGACAGGGAGAAATGTGAGTTTCCGAGAAGACAGTTCTCTATTCGGTAGAGAGTTTCGGCGGATATTAACTAGGACTGATGGTGTTGACGAACCGAATGACAGTACCTGCGGCCAAATCCCTGTGCTTGATTTATTCTCTGGTTGCGGTGGACTTTCGTATGGATTTCATTTTATTGAGCAGTCCCTTCGAACGTTCAAATTGATAGAGGCCATAGATACAGATATTCATGCTAACGCAACTTATCGTGCGAACTTCGGCTTAAAGCCTAAGCAGTTGGATTTGCTATCTATTCCCCCTATTGAAGTTGCTGAGATGATCCGCAAGGACTCGGATGTCGATGCTCCGATCGTCATTGGCGGGCCTCCGTGTGTGGCTTTTTCTTCCCATAAGAAAAAGGATAAGAGACAAGATGAGAGGAGTTCGCTGGTAGTACGTTTCGCTGAGACAGCAGTAGAACTAAACGCAAGGCTGATCATAATGGAAAATGTTCCGGATCTCCTAGGAAAAAGACACTGGAGACATTTCCAGGAGTTTTGGAGTGTTTTGGCCGACCATGGGTATCATATCAGCTACGAAATCTTCAATATGGCATCATTTGGGGTCCCACAATCCAGGCATCGGCTGATTTGTATAGCTTCAAGAAACTTTATCCCCTCCCTGCCCATCGGTATGTTGAAGGAGGGTTCATTCAACACTGTGAGAGATGCAATCGGAGACTTGCCTCAGCTCCAGGCGGGTGAACAGTCAGCGTCGGATCCGCTTCATGTGACCTCGAGACATCGCAAGGCAACCGTAGAACTCATCAAGCAAGTCCCATTAGATGGCGGTTCTAGACCAAAAGGCGTTGGTCCCGAGTGCTTAGATAGGGTACATGGCTTCTTTGATGTATATGGACGATTGCATTGGGACCGACCATCGATAACATTAACTGCTAGATGCAGAACGCCATCCTGCGGCCGTTATGTTCATCCAGAACAACACAGGGGGCTCTCAGTAAGAGAAGCATCCTTGCTCCAGGGATTTCCTCCAGATTTCAAATTCGAAGGTCCATTCGATGATAAATTCAAACAAATCGGGAATTCCGTACCTCCGCTGTTCTCACTTGCACTAGCACTGCATGTACGTGGACTAGTAGATGGATTCATCCCGCCGCTCACAAGTAAGCAGCAGATACCGGGTAAGCCACCATTCGGCTCCTACAGTGGAAGTATCGCTGCAAAGAAACGCAGAAGAAATATTCGCCGTAGAGACTACATGCCCTAATGATCCAAGTAATAGATTCTTTTTGTGGCGCTGAATGTTGGTCGGCACAAACGAACGGCGATGTGACCTCCGCGTCCTGGCGCACTTCAGAAGCCTGGGCCGGTCAAGGCTGATCGGGTGGGAGTTCGATGACGTGATACATTTATCTCCGACTCGACCTGGACGGAACAACTACGTGAATCACATTACCCTCACGCAGAACCTCCGGCCAATGGCGCAGCTATGGCAGCATCTTGAGGAGCTTTATCCATTATCGTTCTGAGGAGGGTCGAGGAGGTAGACCATGCACATCAGAGACCGCATCAAGGAGCTGAGGCGCGTCCCGGCATCGGAGCTTATCCCCAAAGGCTTTAAGCTTACGATGGTTTATCTCGCGGTGCCGGAGTTAGTGGCGCAGTATCGAGCATGGCGGCGCGGGAGTCGTTTCGCAGACTCCTGGTTCCGAGGCCGCATTACGAAGGTCAATCGCCTTGTGTCAGCGTGGGGAAAATATATTGTGATCGTAGACGGGACAGCCGAGCAGGCGACGGTGGCCGGGGAGTTGAGGGCGATTATCAATGCCCAAACGTAAGCAGCCGGGACTCTACCCGACGCCGCAGAAGCGGGCCGAATGGGAGCTTCGCCGGTATCAGATGCTGGAGCTATACAAGGGCGGCGCGACCGAGAAGCAGATCGGCGAGACCCTGGGCGTCGACAAGTCCCAGGTTCACCGGTCGATCAAGCGCGTCCTCAACGACCTTGCCGAGAAGTACAGCGGCATGGCCGACCAGATACGCGGCCTGCAAATGGAGCGGTACACGACCCTCCTCTCCCGGTGGTGGCCTCGGGCTCTGGCCGGCGACGAGGCCGGGACGAAGATGGTGATGTCGATCATGCACCGGATCAGCGAGATCAACGGCGTGATACCGAAGGAGCCGCTCATCACAATCGACCAGCGGGCGATCCACCTGACCCAGGGCGAAGTAACCTTCAGCATCGAGGCGGCAAGTGGGAACTACCTCAACGGCGACGGCCCCAACGGTGACCTATCGGAGACCGAGCCTCTACCCGAAGCAGCAGGCGGCGATATTCAGCCCTGACCGTTACGGGATCATCGAGGGGTCGACGAAGTGCGGCAAGACGGTCGCCTGTATCGCCTGGATACTGGAGCGGGCTATGGGCGGTCTGCGGGGTCAAGCGTTCTGGTGGATCAGCCCGGTCTATCCGCAGGCGAAGATCGCCTACCGGCGGCTCAAGCGCGGCCTGCCGGAGACCCTGTACACGCCCAACGAATCCGAGCTTACGATCACGCTGGTCAACGGTGCGATCATCTCGTTCAAGTCTGCCGAGAAGCCTGACAACCTATACGGCGAGGACGTATACGCCGCCGTGCTGGACGAGGCGACGCGGATGCGGGAGGAGGCGTGGCACGCGATCCGCTCGACCCTGACCGCGACCCGTGGCCCGGTGCGGATCATCGGCAACGTCAAGGGCCGTCGGAACTGGGCGTATGCCCTGGCGCGTCGGGCCGAGGGAGGGGAGCCGGGCTGGGCCTATGCGAAGCTCACGGCCACGGACGCCATCGACGCGGGGATCATAGCGTCGGAGGAGATCGACCAGGCCCAGCGGCAGCTACCTGAAAGCGTATTCCGCGAGTTGTACTTCGCCGAGCCGTCAGACGACGGCGGGAACCCGTTCGGGCAGGAAGCGATCCGAGCCTGCATCGGGGACGTCTCCGGCGCTCCTCCGGCGGTCTACGGGGTAGACCTGGCGAAGTCCGTTGACTGGACGGTCGTGGTGGGCCTCGACGAGACCGGGGCCGTCTGCCGGTTCGACCGTTATCAGTGGCCCTGGGAGGAGACTGTCCGACGGCTGGCCCAGGAGATCGGCCTGACGCCCGCGATCGTGGACTCTACCGGGGTCGGCGACCCGATCGTTGAACGACTCCAGCGGGAGTTACCCAACGTCGAGGGGTACAACTTCTCCTCGTCATCTAAGCAGAGGCTAATGGAGGGTCTAGCGATGGCGATCCAGACCGGCGAAGTGAGGTATCCGCAGGGCGTGATCGTCTCCGAGTTGGACGCCTTCGCCTACGAGTACACCAGGACGGGCGTCCGGTACTCTGCGCCAGACGGGATGCACGACGACTGCGTCATGGCGCTGGCCCTTGCGGTATATGGCCGGACAAGTGCGCCGGGGGTCGGGGTGTGGTAGTTATATACCTACCGGCGGTACGGGTTGTCTACGGTCAATCTGTTAACACATCAGTGCCAGGGGCGATTTAGTGATCCACAAGGAACTCCGGTGCCAGGGGTGCGGCAAGCTCCTGGCCGAGAAGGCCGCACCCGGTACGGTAATCGTCTGTTCCCGGTGCAAGTCCCGCAACGAGGCTGATTGAGGGGAGTAGGCAATGGGACAGTGGAAGGACGTGTCGATTAAATTGAGCAACCCCAAAACATTCACCTGTGTTCGGTGCGGGATTGAGGAGGAGGCACTGCCGACCGGCATGATTGACCTCATGGGCGGGACTCATTTCACCTACCATACACCGCAGGGGTGGTGGAGTATCAGAAACCGATACGAGATGATGCTGTTCTGCCCAGACGAGGCAGTCACCATAGTGGGCGGGGAAGTCCTCGGCTAATTGACGCGGTTTAACCAGGCGTGGTATTATCCTTGATAGTGGCCTGATCCGGCGATGTGTCCGAGGCGCAAGCCCGAACGCCGGAGGAGGTCGCTTTGGCGTTCTGGGACACGCTGTTCCGCAAGCAAGCGGAATTGTCCACCACCGTCCCGCTCAACATGGACGCGGGCGTGGCCTCGTATCCTGATGTCAACTACGCGAGTTTTGCATCTCAGGGATACGGCAAAAACGAGATCGTTCACGCCTGTATCCGCGAGCTAGCAACCTCGGCAGCATCTCCGCGGTACTATGTCCAGGCACCGTCCACCGACGGCGGTACTGTCGAGATAGACCGGGGTCTCCTCTACGACCTGACCTCCAAGCCCAACCCGTACAACGACTGGTACTCGTTCATCGAGCGGCTGGTCACGTTCCTCATGGTCGCGGGCAACGCCTACGCCATCAAGGAGCGGTCGCGGAACGACCAGGTCTCGGCCCTCTACCTACTGCGGCCCGACCGCGTGACCATCGTCCCTGGGGATTATGGCGCGGAGAGCTATGTCTACACCGTGGGCGGCACCGAGTATGGGGTCGAGGCACGAGATATGTGCCACCTGGCCCTGCCCAATCCTGTCGAGGACATCTACGGCCTCTCTCCTCTCCAGGTCGCAGCACGAACCGTCAACCTAGACCTCAACATGACGGACTTCGCCAAGATTTATTTCCAGAACGCTGGCGTTCCGTCGGGTCTGCTGAAGGTAAAGCGTCGGCTGACCTCCCAGGAGGAAGCGTCAACGATTCGGTCACGGTGGCGTAGCCAGTTTGGCGGGGTCAACAACTTCCACCGTATCGCCATCCTTGACGATGACGCCGAGTACCAGCCCATGTCCAACTCTCCGAAAGACATGGAGCTGACCGGTCTGCACAACCTGACCGAGTCCCGCATCTGCGCGGTGTTCGGCGTTCCTCCTATCCTTGTCGGGGCCAACGTCGGACTCCAGCGTTCGACCTTCAGCAACTACCGGGAGGCTCGTCTGGCCTTCCACTCCGAGACCCTGGAGCCGATGGTCGCGAGGATTTTAAGGTACTTCAACCGCAACCTGTTCGACGAATACAGCGGGAACGAAACCCTCGCGGTCGACTGGGTTGCAATGCGGGGCGTCCTCGACGACCAGGCAGCGACGACCACTCGCCTGACTGCCCTATTCGCAGGCGGGATCATCACTCTCAACGAGGCGCGGGAGGAGTTGGGATTCAATGCGGTATCGGACGGCGCGGTGCGTCGCGTCCCGTCGTCGGTGTTTGAGATTGCGGAGGGTGCTGCCGCACCCGTTGCCGTGGACGCGGCTCCGGTCGAGCAGACGCTGGCATTATCTGAGTTGAAAGCTCCTCGTGTTGCCCCGCGTGGTCGGATAATGCGGCGGCAATTGATCGAGGATCGCGAGGAGGAGACGGACGCGCTGAGTGCCAAGGTGCTAACCCACTTCCGAGGCATCAGGAATCGCGTAGACGGCATCCTGGGGCGTCACATGGAGCGTCAGACCGAGGTGGTCAAGGACTATCCATTCGGCGTTGAGGATATGCTGCCGCCCATCGAGACGGGCAACCTGTCGCGCATCCTTCAGGCAGCGGCCCAGAAGGTCAGCAAGCGCACGTTCAAGATCATCAACGACCTCGGCATCGCAGGGACGCTGGACTGGGACGAGAAGCTGCCCGTGGTGCAGGAGGCACTGGTGCAAGCTCCGACACGGGCCGCGATGATCCACCGGACAACTAACAAAGCTGTCAGCAAGGCCGTACAGATCGGCGTGGAGCGCGGCTACACGGTCACGCAGTTGGCGCGGGGAGTGCCGGACGACAATTTCCCAGGCATCCGCTCTCTCCTGACCGAGACCGAGAACCGCTCCCGGCTGATCGCCCGCACCGAGGTAATGAGGACGCAGAACCAGACCACGGTCGGGTTCTACAAGGAGCAGGGTTTTTTGTACGTCCAGGCTGACGATGGCGGCGATTCTGACGACACCTATATTGACCCTGGCGATGGTCGGACTTGCTCCGAACGGAACGGGCTGATTTACTCAACGGAAGCAGCCGCCCTTGTAGACGACCACCCGAACGGGACGCTCAACTGGATGCCGATGCCCAGGGGATTCAAACCGGAGGAACAGGCAATATGATCCACAAGACCATGATCGCTAGCGCGAAGGCCATCGACGAGGCCGAAGGTATAGTCGAGGCGTATACGAACACGATGGGCGTCATGGATGCGGACGGGGACATAGTAGAGCCGACCGCGTTCGATAAGTCCATCCGCGAGAACCTCCCGATTCCCGTGCTGTCCGGCCACGACCAGGGGAAGCTGGTCGGCAAGGTAATATTCGCCCAGCCCAAATACATCACCGGAGACGAGTATCGGCTGTTCACCAGGATGCAATTCAATATGGACACCGAAGCGGGCCGTGACGCTTACAGCAATGTCGCAGGCGACTACGTCCGCGAGTGGAGCATCGGCTTCAACATCCCGAAGGAGAGCGATGTGAGTCAGGAGGGCAGCGACGTCTCGACCGTACTCCGTCGGATTGCGAATCTTGACTGGGTCGAGGTCTCGTCGGTCATCCGAGGATCGTCACCGTCTACATCTACGGTCGCGGCCAAGGCTTCGCCAGTAACGGACGATGTGAAGGGCGCGATAGCATCTCACCTAACGGCATGGGTTGAGGACGCCTGGGACGGCGATCTGATGCGGGGTCGGATCAAGGGTGGCGCGGCGATCCTCCGAGCGGCCCACGCATGGGTGGATACCGAGGGTGATCCCGAACTCAAGTCGAGCTATAAATACCTCCATCACCATATTGGTCGGAACGGTCGAGGCGGTGCGGCTAACGTCAGGGCCATCACGACCGCCCTGGCGAACCTCAACGCCCGCCGGACGGCGATACCGGAGACCGACCGACGCGGGGTCTACAACCACCTGGCGCGGCATCTCCGCGAGTCTGGCCGGAAGCCCTCCGAACTACGGTCTGCCGATCTTCCCGATGGGTCGAAGCCGTACCCGAATTTCCACGCTTGCAGGATACGGGAGCCAGGTCAGTTCGATACGTTCCGCTCCAGCACCGAGACCATTGACGACCGGCCCGTAGAGATACTCTTCGGGCGAGATACGGAAACCGGCGATTGGGAAATCGCATCATACCGCCTGCCGTTGGATGACTGGAGCGAGGCCGAGGCCAGGTCGTTCTGCACCGATCACGACGGCATCCTATTTGAGCCAGCAACTGGCGAAGCAGACACCGAGGACGCACCGGACGTAGCCGCCTCCGACACGGCCCCAGAGGCCGCCTCGGACACGGCCCGACGCGCCTTGCGCCTACAACGTGCCAAGCTCGTACTCGGTTATAAATTCCAAGCATATAAGGAGTAAACGAACGATGTCCACGTATGACACCAGACAAGAGGCCAATGCGCTGCTAGTCCAGGCCGAAGTCGCTCTTGAGGCGGGTAACGTCCAGGGCTTCGACGCGATGATTGGGGATGCTCAGACCAAGATGGCAGAGGCCGACCGGATCGACCAGGCGGCAAGCCAACTCAAGGCGCTCAAGGGCGAGTTCAATCGACCTGTCAACACCGTGCCGATAGCCGACAAGGATGTCGCGGCATACGACCCGAACGACACCGGGGCGGTTAATAAAGCGTCATATCAGCCCTCCTCGTGGGTCAAGGGAATGCCCGCAATGGCGCAGCCCATGTGGGTGCAGGAGCAGATGGGAGTCACCCAAAAGGAGGAGGCTCGGTTCCAGACCGACACGTTCGTGAAGTGGTTAAGGTCTCCATCCGACGACGTGTTCTGGAAGACCGCATCGGCAGACGAAGTCAAGGCGATGCAAGAGGAAACAGATGCCGAAGGAGGCTTCTTCGTTCCTGAGCAGTTTATCAACCAGGTAATTCGAGACCCAGGAGTTCCAGGGTCGCAGCTTCGGCCCCTCTGCACCGTGATCCGCGTCAGTTCCAAAGATGGCTACGTTCCCACGATGGGCAGCGCGACCTGGGCGGCTATCGCGGAGGAAGCGGCATACAGCGACCAGACCCCGACCGTCGGGCAGGTCGCCTTCGCGCTGGAGAAGTCTGGAGGGCTGGTCAAGGTGACCAGGGAACTTCTGGACGACAGTGCCATCAACCTTCCGGCGTTGCTGACTCAGGTGTTCCAAGAGTCGGCGGGTCGGTTTGAGGACGTGGGCATAATCAGCGGTAACAACACCACGCAGTACGCCGGGATCATGTCGGATACAGACGTTGCGTTCTACACGATGGCCGGATCGACAAGTGTCGTCGTGGCAGACCTCATCGGCACGTTCTACGCCCTCAATGCCCAGCACCGGGCGAACTCGACCTGGGTCATGAAGTCGGCGATTAACTCGCTGATCAACCAGATTCAGGTCACCGGAAACGGCGTCACTGGGATCGCCAACATCACCACCGCTCCGGCGGCGTTCATCCTGGGTCGGCCAGTGGTGGATACCGACGTCACCAGCGGATTGGGCGGCAACATCACCAGCACCGAGAAGATCGCCATCTTCGGCGACTTCCGGCAGTACTACATATTCGATAGGGTCGGATTCACGATCCGTCGGAACGACAGCCTCTACATGGAAAATGACCAGGTCGGCTTTTTCGCCTCACGTCGGGGCGACGGCCAGGTCGGGCTGGCGGCAGCTTTCAAGATTCCTAGAGCCGCCTAGAGGCGGTCAACGGGTTGGGTGCGGGGCTAGCTGACTTACCTACCTCAGCGATCTCCGCGCCCAGCTTTGGAGGAGAATTATGTCCAAGGCGAAATGTATCCAGAACGTCACGTTCGGGGCTACCGGGGAGGTCTACGAGGCCGGGAAAACCTACGACGTCCCGGCGACAACGCTTAAACGGTATCCCGACTACTTTGAGAAGCAGGTGTCCAAGCCAACGACCAAACAGGTCGAGACCGAGGAGAACAAGTAGTTGGCGACTCGCCACACTTATGCGACTGCTGACGACCTGCGGGACTACCTCGCGGGTACGTCCTACTCGTCTGGCTGGACTGAGGACGCTGGAGCAATCCGGCGCATCCTTGAGGCTTCCAGTCGGCGAATAGACGATTACTGTGGAGGCGGGACGTTCGGGCCGCAGACCCAGACGCGATATTACGATATTGGCCCTGGCACTCTCCGGCAGTCGCCCCAGTACACGACCGCGTCCGACCAGGGAGACCTGTCGTCAACGGTCAGCACGGTAGGGGTCATACCGCTGGACGGCTGGCTGATCTCGTCTACCACCGTGACGGCATATGGTGCGACAGACCGGGCCACCTCGGAGACATTGACCGAGGGATATAACGCCGACTTCTGGTTGATGCCCTACAACTTCAGCCCTAAGACGGTTTTGAAGCTCAACGAGGACACGACCAAGGGTCTCGACGCAGGCCAGCAAACGTTGGCGATTCTCGCGGAGTGGGGCTACACGTCCGACACGGCCAGCGTAACGACCGCTGACGCCATAACGTCTACGACGGCGACATCCGCGTCGGTCACATCTGCCACCAATCTGGGGCCAGCCCAGGTAATCCTCATCGACTCGGAGCAGCTATACATCACGGCGATCAGCGGGAACACTCTGACGGTCGAGCGGGGCGTTAACAGCACGACTGCGGCAACTCATAGCGGAGGGGCGACGGTCTACCGATACGACTATCCAGAGCTTGTCGTCCAAGCCTGCCTCGATCTCTCCAAGGTTGTATTCAGAGACCGCGACCTGGGGGCGGTGACTACCATCGGTTCCGGTAGCGCGGCGATCACGTCAGCCGAGGGCGAGATTCAGTCGATCCTCATGACCCTGGCTCAGTACCGCGTGGCGGCAACGTCTAACGGGGTCATGTTCTAATGCCGCCCAAGACCACGACCTTCAAAATGCACGGCCCACTATTCGATAAGGATGCGTCCAAGAATTTGGTGGAGGCGACGAACCGGGGCTTGTTGGACTTGGTGACGATTGAGGGATCGGCCCGGATTCTTGGGGATGAACGTAAGCCTTACCAGTTGTGGGGGCCACCCCTCTCGCAATACAACAAGTCCGCACCCAGTGAAAGGCATGGGCGCAAGATCGGGGAGTTAAGGCGGCATATTGGGGCCGCGGTAATCCGCGACAGCGTGGCAATTGTTGCGGCAGGGGAGCAGCAGGAAGGCCGACAGAACCTGATCTATGCGGCCTGGGTGGAGGGGATCAGCCCTCGGAATGCCTCTTCGTCGTTTAAGGGCTACGGTATGTTCAAAAATACCCGTGAACATATGGATAATCCGACGCTGCATGAGGAGTACATCGGGGCGGCTATCGCTGAGGCGTTCGACGCATGAGCCGATCAGGGGCATTGGCCCAGATTGACACGTTACTCACGGCGATCTCCGACCCCGCCTTCGTCGCGGTCTATCGTGGGGAGCCATTGGCGATCTCAGGGACGCCGGTTCTGGCGTTCTGGGTCACGGGTAGGAGGAACGATTTTGAGACGCTGGGGGATATTGGATCACGGACGACCGTGATGGTGCGGGCATATTTCCGTATGCAGGATTCGCCGGATGTTCGGGAGAGCATCGAGCTGGCGGTCTGGGACGCGATGGTGCAGATCGACACTCAACTCCGGTCGGACGCAGACCTGGGGGGCAACGTGACGGAAACAAGCCTTGGCCCTGCGACAGTTGGGTATACCAACATGAGCGGGGGAGTATTCCGCACCGTCTCGGTTCCGTTTGAAATGGAGATATACGGCGAGGTCACGATCACCCCTTAGACGCACCAGGAACGTCGTACAGGGGCGCAATCGCGGGAGGTATATATGGCTAAGGTAAACGGCTTGAACGTCCGTCTCTACGTCGAGGGCTACGATCTGTCCGGCGATGCGAACGCCTTAAGTGGCCTGGGTTACACCAACGAGCTTCTGGACGTGACGACGCTCGACGTCGAAGCCAAGAAGCGGATCGTCGGGATCGCAGATGCGGAGATCAGCGTCGATGCTTGGTTCGATGCAGCGTCGAACCGATCCCATGCGGTCTGGACATCCAATAGCGGCAAACAGCCGACGGCTGATCAGGACGTTCTTGTGCCGATGGGGGCGGCGGTGGGCGATCCGTGCGTCGGGCTGGTCAGCAAACAGGGGACATACACGACGACCCGCTCCCCTGGGTCTGCGATCTCGGCAAACGCAACCTATACGACATCGAACGGTGCAGGGCTAGAATTTGGAACCATGCTGACCGCCCATGATGACACACATTCGTCGGCTGGTTCGGGAACGGTTGTTGATGGTGGCGCGGCAACGTCTAACGGCGGGGCCGGGTATTTGCAAGTGTTTAGCGTTGCCTCTGGCAGTGTCACAGTAAATTTACAGGAATCTACCTCAAGCGGTGGTTCATATTCGAACTTTATGACGTTCTCAACTGTAGCAACAGCGGGTGCGCCGACATCGGAGAGACTAGTGATGTCCGGCAATGTTGCTCGGTATCTGAAAGTGAGAACGACGGGGACATTTAGCAACGCAAAGATTGCAGTGGGATTCACGCGACTATAGGAGGTCGAAATCATGGCGAAGCAAACTGGTTTGGGCGATTACTTGGCAGTGGATGACTCCGGCGGTACGGCGCGAGATATCTCTAATGACATCGGAGATTACGGGATCAACATCGCGCAGGAGTTAGTCGAGACCACCGGCCTCGACAAGTCGGCGCGGGAACGGATTACCGGAATGTCTGACGGCGATGTCAGTCTCAACGGGTTTTTCAACGCGGCGTCGAACAAGAGCCACGACGTCTTCAAGACTCGCACCGGGACTCGGACGTTCGATCTGCGGATCGGCGGCAATAGCTCCTCCAATCCCAAGCTGGCGATGGAGATGCAGGTGGGGAGTTACGCGATAACGCGGGGATCGGACGGGGCGTTGACCTGGAGCGTAACTCTGAACCTCGCCGATGGCACCGTCCCGGCATGGTCGACAGTTTAGTGGTAGCAACTAAGAACGGCGTCAGGCCGTATATAATCCAGCGTCGGCGGGCGATCCTGGTATTCGCCCAGCCGGAGTACGAGGGCATCCACATCGAGGCTCGGCTGGACGTCGATCTGCGGACGTTCCTCGACCTCCAGCAACTCGCAGGGGCATCGGACGCCGATCCTGAGAGCCTGCGGGCCGCGTTCAGCATGTTCGGCGACCAGATTCTTGACGCCTGGAACCTACAAGACGAGGACGGCACGGTGCTGACGCCGGACGCTGAGGGATTTTTGGCCCTGCCGCCTGCGCTCGGTACTGCGATCCTGGGAGCGTGGAGCGAGGCCGCGACCACGGCGGGGGAAGCCTCAGCCTCGGAATAGCACGGTGGAAGTCTGTCCGAGGCGGCACCTATCAGGACGGTACGCCTATCGTTAGGCCAATTGAATTGGAACAGGCCGAGATGGTGGACGGCATCTGTCAACGGTATAGCTGCCTGCCCTCCGAGCTAATGGCCGAGGACGTCGGGATATTGCGGATGCTGGCAATCGTGAGCGAGGGCAAGGTGGAGGACGACACGAGTGGCTAATACCGTCACCATAACGGTCGACGCCGATACCAAGACGGCAGAGAAAAACGTCAAGGGGATGGGAACAAAGTTCCGGTCTGCCATGAAGGGCGTTGCTATGGCGGCTGGAGGTCTCACCCTGGCCGCTGGCGCGGCGGCGAAACTCGGCCAGGAATATCAGGAGGCGACCAACACCATCGCCGCCGGAACCGGTGCTACTGGTGAGCAACTGGAGGGGCTTAACCAGTCGTTCAAGGATGTCTGGGCAGATGTGCCGCAAGACGCTGCGGCAGTATCCTCGGCGATTGCGGACATTAACACTGAGATGGGGTTGGAGGGCGCGGCGTTGGAGGACGTCACCAAAGCCTTCCTCGATGTTTCCAGGGCGATGGGAGAAGAGGCGGGGCCGATGATTAAATCGGTCGCCGACTCCATGATCGCCTTCGGGGTTCCGGCTGAAGATACACGCTCTCAACTGGACAAGTTGACCACGGCCTCCCAGGCGGTGGGTGTGCCGATGAGTACCCTTGCGGATACCGTCGTCAAATTTGGCCCGCAGTTGGCAACGATGGGCCTGAGCCTTGACGAGGCCACTGCACTGGTCGCGAACATGGAAGCGGCGGGGCTGTCGGCCTCCAAAATGATGCCGGGACTCAACACGGCAATCGGAAAGCTGGCGAAGGAAGGCGTCACCGATGTTACGGCGGGTCTCATGGATATGATCGCCAGCATTCAGAACGCTGAGACAGATACCGAGGCGCTGGCAATTGCGACCTCCAACTTCGGCGCAGGTGCGGGCATTCGATTCAAGGACGCTATCGACAAGGGCGTGTTCTCCCTGGAGGATATGCTGGCGGCGATGGAGAATTCGGAGGGGAAGGTCGCCGAACTCGGAGCGACCACCCTGACAATGTCCGACAAGTTCGACATTATGAAAAACAGGGTCAAAGGCGCGCTGTCTCCCATCGGTAATGTAGCTACGGCCCTCGGCCCGTTAGTGATAATGATCCCCGCAATGACTACCGCCATCGCGGCTATGGGGTCTGCCCAGATTATAACGACGGCGGCAACGTGGCTCCAGACGGCAGCTATGGCCGCGCTCAATATCGCGATGGGGCCGATTGGGCTGATCATCCTGGGGATAGTTGCGGCAGTCGTCCTGGCAATCGCAGCCTTCAAAAACTGGGATACCATCGTCCGGTTCTTCAAGGAAACCTGGGAGACGGTTTCTAGCGCGATTAGTGAAGCGTTCGCGAAACATTTCGCGTGGCTGCTTCCGGGCGGTGCATTGCCTAATGCGATTGAAACTGTCAAGCAAACGTGGGACTCAGTCTGGAATGCTGTCACGGAAACCTGGGAGACAGTGTCAGGTGCGATCTTTGATGCGTTCAATTCCAATTGGGGCTGGTTGCTACCAGGCGGGGTATTGATCAAGGCGATTCAGTTCATCAAAAAACATTGGGAGGACATCTGGGCGGCGATTCGCATCCTGGCAATTGTTGCGTGGGAGAAGATCAGCGAGGTATTTGTAGACAAGTTTGGGTGGGCGTTGCCGGGTGGCGCTTTGCATACCGCTCTGAACAAGATCAAGAACACATGGGACTCAGTCTGGAATGGCATCACGGGTACGTTCGCCGCTATCGGCGGCTTTATCCTGAGTGTCTGGATAGACCATTTCGCGTGGTTGCGTCCCGGCGGTGCGATTCACAAGGCCCTGGATGCGTTCCGTAATAAATGGGAGTCTATTTGGGACGCAGTTGGGGGCTTTGTGAAAGGGCCGGTCAATCTAATCATCGGCGGTATCAACAAGCTGCTCGACCTGCTAAATGCAATTGACATGGGCTGGGAACCGAAGAAGGTTCGCGGCGTAACGGTCATCCCAGGGTTCACGTTTGCGCCGTTCAATTTTTCGCCCATTCCGAAGCTGGCCCAGGGCGGCATTGTCCGGTCGCCTACCCTGGCGATGCTCGGCGAGGGTGGCCCAGAGGCGGTGGTGCCGTTAGGTAGGGCAGGCGGCATGGGTGCTATCATTATCAACATAATGGGGCCGACCTATGGCATGGACGATTTTGAAGACCGAGTCGCCGAGGCCGTTAGAGATGGCGCGAGGCGTGGTGGGTTCCAGGGAATCTTGGCAACGGCATAGAGGAGTAGCATGGCGAACGAACTGAAGCACGGCAGCGTCGGCACCGAACTGACTCAGGCCGAGTGGGAGGGGATCGGGACGCACGTTGTCGCGAACCAGGCCGTGGGCGACATAGTTTATGCCGATACGACCGCTCAGCTTCTCAGGCTTGGAATCGGCTCGACGAACGATGTGCTGCGAGTCACGTCAGGCAAGCCGGACTGGCAGGCCACCACGTTTATCACCGGGCTGGGAACGGTCACGACAGGGGTCTGGCAGGGCACGGATGTCGGGGTGGCTTATGGAGGGACGGGTGTCAGCACTCTGACCGCCAACGGAGTCCTGATCGGTAACGGCACCTCTGCTATCGGGGCTGTCGATATGAGTACCAAGGGCCATCTGCTGATCGGCGACGGCTCCGGTAATCCTCAGATGCTTGGTGTCGGTACTAACACCCACGTAATGACGGCTGATTCGGGCGAGACGACGGGCGTGAAGTGGGCCGCACCGGCTGCTGCTGCTGCCGGAAGCTTGACGGGATCAACCCTTGCCAGTGGCGTCACGGCATCCAGCCTGACCAGCGTCGGAACCATCGCCACTGGCGTATGGCAGGGGACAGATGTAGGAGTGGCATACGGTGGCACGGGCGTATCGACCCTGACCAGCAATGCCGTCCTGACCGGCAACGGGGCAAGCGCGATCACGGCAGAAGGGAACCTCACGTTTGACGGGTCAACGCTGACGGTTGATGGCGACCTCACATTTACCGGTTCTCAGTCGATCAGTACCTCGTCAGGCAATCTCTCGCTGAACGCTGCCGCTGGTTCTGCCATACGGCTAAACGATTCTCAGGCTAATGTTGATGTTGTCATTGAATCGGATGCAGCAGATAACCTATTTCATGCAGATGCAGGCACAGGTACTATTGGTCTCCTGCGGAGTGCGTCAGGGTCTTCGGGTGTCATAATTGGCGGCTCCATCACGGGAGCTAACGGTTTTGATGCAGCAGGATTGGCGGTGTTGACTGCCGTCACTCCCGATCCTAGTGACATTGGATTTGTTGTTAACATCGAGGGAACGGTTATAGAGGCGGCAAGCGGCACCCACACAGATATGGGCCAGTTGCGGGTCAAAGGAAATGCGGTCACAACCGCTGGTGGTGGTACTACAACCGATGCTTCTACGGTGTGGATAGCTGCCCCCATGTCGGGAGCTACAAATAATTATGCTCTCGTAGTTGACGCTGGCGTTTCCCGGTTCGACGGCGACATAGACCTCAACTCCACTGGCACCCTCCTGAACGTTGGCGCGTCCGGCAACGACTGGACGGCGGCGAACCTCCTACATGCTGCCCCGACGAGCGGGGAGCAGACAATTCGATGTCAGAACACAAATGACGCATCAGGTTATGGCGCGAGGGTACAGGTGAAGGTCGCCGGTTCATCGTCAGGGGACGGGTTTTTTGAGTGGATAGAGGGTTCCAACCACACCTTCCGCATGGGCATCGACGTTAGCGCAAGTTTGCTGGTGTTGACGAGAGGCACGGCTCTCGGCACGGACGACGTATTCCGTGTAACGGACGCCTCGCCTCCCGTTATGTCCTATAACGCCACTCATCCGACTGGTACATTTGACTATGTCTGCGGTACGTGTGGCAGGCATGAGGCCGAGATCTTTACGTGTTGCGGGCTGGTCGAGTGGCACGACGACGTGGAGGACTATCGGGCGATGGCCCTGCGCGAACCCGGCGCTCTCGACTACATGGAGCGCGTCGGTGTAATCGAGCGGACTGTAAACAATGAGGGCGACCCCGAAGTCTTCACTGTTCTGGGTCGAGATTTTGAATTTTCTATGTCGGCAGTGTTCCAAAATCGGCAGCGTATGGACGCCCAGAACGAGGCGACGAACGAGCGATTGGCCCGGATAGAGGCCGCGATAGGAGTATAGACATGGACAACGACCAGGCTCTGGCGATATTAGTGGTCAAGCGGGACGCAGTTAATGCGGCGATCAACGGCCTGAACCGCTATCGGCAGGAGGCCGAGAACTGGAAGGACACAGCCAAGACCGCGCAGATGGACGCGGTGAAGGCCGATGCTACGACCGTCGGGGCTGACCTGGCTGCATGGGACGGGAGCGACTCATAGATGGCACCCAATTTGCAGATTACTGACGAAGACCTCCAGGCGCTCCTGAACCACAACCCGCTGGCGGCAGAGCAACTCCGACGGATCATGGCCGAGCGACAGCGGGACGAACTGGTAGCCGAACTGGACGAGATGAAAAACGGGGCTGGCCCCGTCGAAATTATCACGGACAGAGTCGGTGCCTAGTTACACCCTCCTCGTCGATTGGAACAACGACGGCGACTTCACTGACGCGAACGATGACGTGACCAGCGATACCCTGTCGATTGCATGGGAGCGGGGGCGGGACTACGCCTCGGCCCTTCTCGGTCGGTCGATAGCCGGTAAGCTCACGGCTACCCTGGTCAACACTGCTGGCAAGTACTCTCCGTCCAATACCTCCTCGGCCCTGACTGGCAAAATCCTGCCGGGGCGTACCGTGCGGCTCCAGGCCGGGAGCGGGAGCTTCCCGTACACGTTCCCGCTCGCGTTCAACGATGGCGTCAGATGGCAGGGGAAGCTGGATCGCATCCTGCCTGCCCCATCGACCCTGGGGGTCAAGACCTGTACTTTAGTGGCATTTGGTATATTGGGCTATCTCAACCAGTTTGAGACGCAGCTTGCATCTCAGACCAACCGCCGGACGGATCAGGCCGTGGGGGATATTCTCGACGACGTGGGCTGGACGGAAGCAGCGGATCGTGACCTGGACACCGGGCAGACCACGATCAGCCGGTTCTGGATGTCGCGGAAGAAGGTCATCGATGCTCTTCGGTTAGTCGAAGAAGCTGAGGCCGGATTTATTAAGGAATCCAAGAGCGGCCAGGTGGCATTTGAGAATCGGTTTCACCGGCTAACCGAGACGGCGTCCACGACCTCCCAGGCTACCTTCTCCGACGCATCCGGTGCCACGCACAGCTACGTGTCGCTATCCCAGACAGACCCGCTTACTACGATCATCAATCACGTCGAGGCAACGGCCAGAAAGTTTGACACGGCCTCGGTCGCTGTACTCTGGACGCATCCTGAGACCGGTTCGGATTCGCCCACCCTGGCTCCCGGTGAGGCCAAGACATTTGAGGCCGAATTTCCGAACCCTGACGCAGCGAATAATGCGATGGAGGTCGATGCCTGGACGACTCCGGCAGCGACGACGGATTACCTCCTCAACTCGGCATCCGGTGGTGGCGGTACGAACCTGACATCTGATATTACCGTGACCCAGGCCAAGACCGCTGAACGGATGGCAATCACGTTGACCAACTCAGCCACCGGATCGAGTGGTTACCTGACCAAGCTCCAGGCCAGAGGGACGGCAGTATCCACCAAAAACCCGTGCATCGTCAGGGCCATCGACACCACCTCGCAGGGGATTTACGGGGAACGTAAATATGTGGCGAAGACCAAGTTCATCCCGACGACCTCCGAGGCTCAGGACTGGTGCGACTATCAGATGGCGATCTACGGTTCGCCCATCGAGATTCTGACGATGACGATTCCGGCAGCGACTCAAGGAAATATCGGGCAGGTCTTGAATCGTGACCTATCGGAGCGGATCACCGTCACCGCAACCAACGATGCAGCCCTGGGCATCAGCGGGGATTTCTTCATCGAGCATGAGAGGCACAAGGTCGGGGACGGCGGCAAGGAACACATCGTGACCTGGAAGCTCTCGCCAGCGTCCGGCGGCTATTCTCAATTCTGGGTGCTGGGGACGAGCGTCCTCGGTACGTCCACGATACCGGCATTCTGACATGGCTTGGACTACACCGAAAAGCTGGACGAGTACGATGGCGGTTGCTGGCGACCTCAACACTCACATCCGCGACAATCTGCTGGTGCTATCGACACATGCCCACTCTGGCGCGGCTGGCATGGGTTCCTCGACGCTCTCAGGGGTCTCCCTGTCGGCCCTGGCGGTACCGGTACTCGCAGACCAGTCGGGCAATCCATCGACGGCGGGACGTCTCCAGCGCAACGGGAACAATCTGGTGTATTATGGGGCCGTGCTGGTCGGCCTCTACGCTGACGCAGTGGCCGGGACTGCGTCCCACCGGACTCTTGGCACAGGCTCGACCCAGGCAGCGGCTGGTAACCATACCCATGTATAGAGGTGCCGCTGAATGAGTATGACGACAGTCACGGCCCGACCGATGATCCGGCAGGCGAAGCGACCACCGCCTCCGGCCCTCATGCTAATCAGCCGAATCGTATCCCACGGTTTCATCTACGAGTTCCCGTTCCGGTTCCCGATACAGTAGGAGAGAAATATGGGCTGGACTGCACCGAGAGATTGGTCAGCTATTAGTTCAGGCATCGTCACGGCGTCTAGCCTCAACACCGACGTGCGCGACAATATGCTCGTTCTCAGCACCCACACCCACACCGGAGCGGCTGGATTCGGCGCGTCGAGCATGTCGGGTCTAACTCTCGCGGCCCTGGCAACTCTCACGTTTGCCGACCAGAGCGCCAATCCTGACGCCGCTGGCGAGCTTCAGCGGAACGGGAACGACATCCTCTGGTACGGCTCGTCCGTCGTCAACCTGACAGCGGCAGACGCCTCGGCGGGGACTGCCAGTTTGCGAAGCCTGGGAACAACGTCGGTCAAGGCGGCGGCTGGCAATCACGGGCATGATATGGGTGATTTGACGCCTACTATCAACGCTTCTGGCGGCTCTTCAAGTGGTGGTTCAACCTCTATCGGTTATGCTACTGTAGTTGCCGCAGGCGCAAACACTTATTTAGAGGTTGGGATTACTCCGTCTGTAGATGTGGCTCTGGTGGCCTCAACAAATTGGATTTTCACAGGGCAAAGTGGAAGTTCATCATATTCGGCAGTTCTGCTGATTGACGGCACTGCACAAGGTTCTGCGCAGACTGGTGCTGTTGGTACTGGGGCCGCGGTACAAGCCAATCAACAGGGCATGAAAGCTGTCTCAGGCGGCTCCACATACCTGGTAAGGTCTACGTTCACGAACACACATGGGTCGGAGGCGTTGCTGGTTATTACTAGTGTAAATCGTCATGCGGTAGCGGTTAGTTAGAGGATGATAGACGAGCAGTTCATGCTGAAGACCGCTGAGGCGCTGGGCGGGGGGCTGATAGCCTCGATCAGGGTCGATGGCCATGACAGTGATGTCAGTAATGACAGTGAAATACATAACTTATCTAACGAAGAGGTTCTTGAGTTCTAGAGATGTCCGTAGCATCTGATCTGATAGATAAAGTCCAGCGAACCGGGGCGAAGTTCGAGCTAACACCTACCGGCTTCAATGTTCGATGTGCGCCGGGTTCCGTGCCACAGGAATTCCAATCAGACCTACGCCAACACAAGCCGGAGATACTCCGCCACCTCATTCAGCAGCGGTGCGAGCCAGTCTTCCCGCACCCATGCCAACGTGACGATGAGATGAGAGAACTGGTGCGGAGGGTCGAGGAGGAAGGGTACGTCTTGCTGTGGTCGGACGTGTTGCGAGACTTAGTGGTCTTCCATCGCGATGATGTTGATCCCGCTGCAGCGGGGGCTGCTATGGTAGTGGTATGGTTCCGCATCAGTGGCGACTGATCCTCAACAGGAACTTGAAGAGTCCCGGCAGCGGATTGCCGAATTAGAAGCACGCACTAAAACTACGCTAACTGGGACACAATTTCTAACTATTGTGTTGGTCGGGCCGTTGTTTCTGGCTTTCGTAACATTGGGAGTGCTGATCGTTTGGAAGACCACCTCCAAGCCTGCGGAGATAGCGCCGCATCTCGATATCATACTCGTGGCCTTCTCCATATTTGCGCTGCCCGTGACCAGTGCCGCAGGCGTAATCGTGGGCCTTATGAGTGATGAAATTAAGGGACGGATGAAGCCAGATGAATGAGAAAAAGTTTCGGTTCTCGATGCCAGGGCTGACCCTCAAAATCCCTGGGATATCCCGGCTCAGGCTCCCGCTGCCTGGAGGACTATATCTCGGTGGCGGGAAGCTCATCGTTGCATCACTGTCCACGGTTGTGCTGGGATTCCTGGCGGCGACGTTTTTGCTCATTTCGTCAGGCGACCAGGAGATTATCTGGCCGATGGTCGGGGCGTCCTATGATGCCCCTTCGATGATCGGGTCTAGGGTGGTGGACGCCGAGTTCCCCACAGATCGCAGCCAGACGCTGGAAATTAACATGCCAGCGGGCATCAGGATCGACGTGATCAGCTTCACCAATGTGTCGTTGGGCAAGTCCGGCATTGCCGATGCGTTCCAACTCTCGGGGACATCGACATCCGACGTGATAACCATCGACACCCTGATAATCCGAAATTCCGAGTTCCCGACGATGGACTGGGCCAATGGTGACATCTACTCGCTCCACGCCACGTCCTCGGTAGTAGCGGCGGGCCATACGTTCAGCCCCACGATGAGCAGTACCACCAACGACGTGGTGATCGGCTCGGGCAGAGGGGCCACCAGCTACATCGCGAAGGACATGGTCGTTGACCGCATCATCCTCCGACAGACTACCACGGGCGGCGACGTGATCATCGACACGATGATACTGGACGGCGTAAGGGCATGGACGGGCGCCTTCAATGCAGACTATTTTGAGATCGGGCGGGTGATCCTAGAGGACGTCAGGATTGGAGACGACGGGGATATCGACTCGGCTGATCTGATTCTACACTCCTCGGTGTCGGTCAACACAGTGTATGATGGCGTGGTCGAGGAGCCGGTGTTCATCCGATAGAGGTAGATTATGGAACATCTCACGCACTTCCTCGGAAAATTAAGACCCCAGATATTTTTGGCCCTGGTGGGCCTCATTGTGATCGCCATCCTGTCTATCCGGTCGGGCCAGACGGAGATCGCCGTTGGGTGCATCGCCGGGATAATCGCCCTCAGCAAGGATGTGTTGCAGTCCGACGCATGATAGGATAGAGCGTCTCCCTTCTCTGGGCCGGGGCAGAGGATTAGCCTCTCGCTGCCTCGGCCCCTTCTATTACCCTCTGGCACCACATTCCCCACCCTGGCCCTGTACTAGGCGTCTACGGACAATCTGTTAACAGATTCCCGTGAGGCACCTGTTACCTACGCCGCTAGTCTAATTCCCCATCCTCGCCCCGATTTGCCCCAAATAGGGCGAATTCTGTCGATTTCCAGCAAATTGGCGAAATTGCGTAAGATTCGTGCCTGATTTATATAGATAAGTAGGTGACAACGGAAAACCGGTATAGTAAGATAAGGGTGGATTAAGAAGAAGGGGGACACGATGACAGAGTTGCAGGCACGGCGAGAGGACGCGAAGGCGGCAGAGGCTAGTCGCCAGGACGCATACCACAACGGGGCCGACACCGTGGTGGTCGGGCTGAGGATGACGCGGGCGCTCCGAGACGTTCTAGTCGAAGCGAAGGACAACAGCATCGGCGAGTTCGGCGGTGGCGCACTCGGCCCGTACTTGGTGGCGCAGTTGCAGGACGCCATACGGAATCGGTAAGCACCCTACGGGGAGAAGGAGACGAGACATGGCAGAGGCTATAGCGGAGATCAGGGCATTGCTGGACACCGGGTTCTTGACCCTGGCCCAGGCAGAGCGGATATTGGCCCGCTGGGAGGATGCGCGATGAGAGCAATCAGCAAGGGACAGCGAGACAAGGTCGCGAGGGCGCTGGAGCAACACCAGAGCTTCGGCGGCTCCTACACCTGGACACCGCCTAGCAGCGCGAGCGGCAGACGGTCGATGGAGCAGAAAAATAACTGGAGCGTGGGATTCCGGCACGAGGGCGTCCGGTACACCTACACGTCCTCAGTCCGATGCTCGGCCAGGAACGTCTACTACAAGGGATATTTCCTGGTCGGCGGGGAGCGCGTCACCGTACGCAAATTCAAGGCGCTGGTGTAGCGATGGAATGCATAAATAAACGCCACGCCCGTATCGCAGCGGTGCTGGCCGCTGTCCAGCTTGAAACCGACGACCCGCCGGGATGGGAGTTCGACATGGTCGTGCGCGGTCTAGCGACATACTTCATGGACGAGGCTATTGTCAGCAAGCGGATCAAGAGATTCGACACGCGCGAATTCATCGCCGCTTGTAACGTCAACTCAAGCCCAGCCACCTATCCTACGAGCTTTATTAACCCTGAGCGGCCCCGCGGGGGCGAGAGGAGACAGAGATGAGAGAACTCGGAACGATGGTATTCTGCTTGGCCTGCCACTCGGTGGTCTGGGCGCATGACAACGGGCGCTGGGGCGATGTGCGGGCCGTTCTGAACGTCATGAGGATCAGGTGCCGTCTCTGCGGCGATGGGATGGAATGGAAGGGCTTCGACGGTTACGTCATCACGACCGACACGGTGAAATCCTATGGCCTGCCGTCGGTCTGGATGACTATGCAGCGGATCGCCGTAGACAATAATCTGGCCTGGGAGAACAGCCCAGACCTCGTATGGTTCGACCGTGACAGATAGCAACCAGATACTGATCTGCACACCGTGCTGGGCCGGGAGGAACGAGATGATCTACGAGCATCGTTGCAGTCCTCGGCCCCAGACCTCCTGCGAGTGTCCCTGCGTGGAGCGCAGGCATAGTGACCTGGACACAATCGACGAGGATCACGACAGGGGATATTATCGCGACATCTGGACTGGTCACATCGAGCGGTACTAACCAGGAGTTAAGCCCGAAGCGTCGCCTCGCAGCCAGCGGGGCGGGTCTCATCACCGGCAGTGGTTCGGGCCACTGCCAGAATCGAGTGGGAAGGAGCGAGGACATATCGGCCCGACAGGGTGGGCATTGGCGATGTTATAGCGGAGCCAAGCCCAAATATAGTAGCGAGAAGGAGGGGCATCATGCCCGCAGGAATTACAGAGACAGACGGGATGGCTTACGTTGGCCGCAGGCCGTGGCACGGTCTGGGGACTTACGTCGAGGGTCAGGCGATGACAGCGGCCCAGGCGGTTGAGGCTGCGAACCTGGACTGGGAGGTGGTGGCAGAGCCGGTCTACCGGGGCGGGCTAGGCTATTACAAGGAGATCAAGGGCAAGAAGGCCATCGTCCGCAAGGACACCGACGAGGTCTTCGGGGTCATGAGTGACGGATACACGCCCGTCCAGAACCTGACCTGTTTCGACGCGATCAACGCGGTCGTCGGCTCCGGTGACGCGACATTTCACACGGTCGGGAGCCTGTTCGGTGGTCGCCGGGTCTGGATGCTTTGCCGGCTCCCAGGCGACTACAAGCTGGACAACGGCGAGAAGCTGGAGAGCTTCATTCTCCTGGACAACAGCCACGACGGGACGGCTGCGCTCAGGATGCGCCTAACGCCCGTGAGGGTGGTCTGCTCCAACACCCTCGGAGCGGCCACCAGCAGCAGGGCGGCATTTGCGGCGAAGCACACGTCGGGGATCATGGGCCGGGTCAACGAGGCCCGCGACCTCCTCGGCCTCAATGCCGCATACATGCAGCGGCTCATGGACGACGCCAACCGGATCGCGGAGCAAGCCTGGAACCACGACGAGATGAAGGACATGACCTACAAGCTCCTCGATCTCGAACCCGACATAGCTATCGACCGGCAATACGGGGTCAAGGCTCCGGCGGCAAGCAAGCTCCTCGACCTGTTCTACCTGGGTCAGGGCAACCGGGGCGAGACCCGCTGGGATGCCTTCAACGCGGTCACCGAATACCTGGACTACAGCCGGGGCGGTCGAGCGGTCGCCAGCATAGACTCCACCGATGACAAGGTAGTCTCTGGGCGGCTCCAGAACTCCTGGCTCGGTGGCGGTGGGGAGGTGATGCGGACGCAGGCTTGGTCGATCCTCGTCGGATAGGGTATCATCTAGTGGTTGACGATGGTAAACTATAACCTCCCACCGTCAGCCCCTACCGGCTGACGACCCCTGGGAGTAATAACGGAGAGGAGGTGATACACATGCCAATGGGTAAATGGGGAACGGTAACTGAGGCCGCTCTTCACTACGGGATCACGCGGCAGCGCGTGGGCAGGCTGATTGCGAAGGGCGCGTTCAGGGGCGCTCGGAAGATAGAGATGCCGCGGGGCGCGGTCTGGCTCATACCGTACCCATTTGCGAGGCGAGAGTTACGAAATGGACGGCCACCGAAGGCCGCTGAGAAGGGAGATTAACGTGAGGCTACAAGAGGCACAATCCACGCTAGACCTGTCCTTGGAGGAATTGATCGATGAACTCGTTACCGCCAGAGACAGGCTCAAGGGAATGGAACAGGCGGTCTATTACACCGAGCGGGCGATCATCGAGGCTATGCAGGAGCGAGGCGCGACCGTAATCAAGAGCGACGCTGGCGAGGCTACCCTGGTTACGCCAGTGACATACGACTATAGCATCCTGGCCCGCCTGCGGGAGATCACCAGCCCAGACGACCTCGTCGGCTACACGCCGGATCGGGAGGTCGTGAAGCGGGAGCCGGAGCGGTGGAACATGACCCAGGCCAAGACCCTGGCGAAGCTCTCGCATGACCACCGGGCGATCATCGAGGACGCCAAGATACCTGGGAATCCCAAAATTCAATTCAAGGCCAAGCCGACAATCAAGGGAGGGAGATAATGTCAGACCGAATTGAAACCGAGGCTACAATCGTAACCGTCACCGACGACGCAAGCTGGAAGTATTCCATCGAGGCAGACATCCCGGCGTTCGACGGCGACCGATCATATAGGTATCTGGTCTGGAAAAAAGACCAGGGGCCACCGCCGCAGATCGGCTCCACCGTGATGGCGACCTTCGCGGCCTATCAGCGGGCCAAATACTACATCGATCGGGGCGACATCGAGGCTGGCCCCGTCGACGGCACCGAGAAGGACTACCAAGTCACGTGGAATATGATCGCTTCTCGGCCCGCCGGAGCGCCGAACGGAGCAGCCCCTAGTAGTTCCACGGGCCAGACCCCTAACGCGCCTCTCCCGCGATCCTCGGACGCCTCTGGAGTGCCTGGGGTGGTCTACCGCCCTGCACCAACGCCCGATGAGCGGCAGGCCGAAGCCCTCGCAAAGTTCCGGCGGGAGGTCGAGGGGGTCAACGACCGCAAGGCTGTCAGCGATATCCTGGCGATGGTGGAGCCGGGAGTCTATGTGCTGGACGGTCTAATTTTCGACGCCGAGAAGCTGGCCGGATGGTACAACACGCGGATGGCGGCACGGTGCGAGTCCCCGCTCGTGCAGGCGGCTCAGGACGCGGGCGCGGTCGTGATCGAGGTGGAGCAGAAGCCGGAGGATGGGCCACCACCGCTGAAAAACAAAGCGGAATTATCCGAGTGGGTCACGACCCAGGGATGGAGCAAGGAGCATATATCTCGTGTACTACAGGACGGTGGGTATGCATCCTCTGGCGCGTACCTGGAAAAACCTGGCAACACGGTGCAAGGGCTAGGCGAGTTTTTGTACGCCAAGCTTGTCGACAGGTCGCTGGACTGGTAATGCCCTGCACACCTGATAACTGCGATCTCCACGACTACGCCGTACACCCAGGCAGCGGCTGGTGCCGCGCCGTCGATACCGCATACTACAGGTCGCTGCATACGTCCCGGTCGAGTTCTCGCACTGACGAGGACTTGGCCGGGGCTATTTTGCGTCTGGGGGATATTCTGGAGCGGATGGAGCGACAGCCCAAATGGTCGCCACCGTCTACTCCGCAGAAACGCGAGCGAAAGGGAGGAACACCGTTATGACATTAGAGCTAACCATTCCGAGACTTGAGGCTCTCGGCACCACCTATATCGTCCGCTGGGCCGAGGGCGTCACGATTCGAATGGAGCGGATATACGAACACCGGGACTACCAGGTTGATGCCGAGATCACGATCAGTGACGAGGAGGAGCTATCGCCTCATTTGCTTGGCCCGGTGCGAACCTCGATTACAAAGACGTGGCGATCGGTTATCGCTGACCTCGACCATGTCTCCGAGCGAGGGGACTGGCGTCAGAGGCTGACCCAGGCGTCCATCCTGGTGTTGGAGCGATACCGGGCCGGGGTGCCGATAGTGGCCCTCGGCGCGATAGAGACGCCTGCGGCGATTGCTGAGGTCTTGCCGGGGATCGTCTGGCAGAATCTCCCGACGCTGGTCTATGGCGCGGGAGGGATCGGCAAGTCCCAGATGGCCCTCGCATGGGCGTCCGCGCTACATACCGGCACCCAGGTCGGTGGCCTCAAGGCGATCCAGGGCAACGTCCTATTCCTCGACTGGGAGACGAGCGACCGGATGACCTGGCATCGGAACCGTGGCTTGCTAAATGCCGCAGGCGTAGAGTCGGGGTCGTGGCCTGACCCCGACCATCCGCAGGCTGGCAGGACGGGGATGGTGTTTTACCGATTTATGTCCGGGCCGGTCTGGGACTCCGTCGAGTTCCTCAAGGCCGAGGTCGCACGGCTCGGCATCAGGACGATAGTGATCGACTCCGCTGGCCCTGCCTGCGGCGGGGAGCCGGAGAGCGCGGCTCCGACCCTCAAGTTCTTCGATTCTTTGCGGGATATGTCAGACCCTAACGATCCCGTCCAGTCGATCATCCTGGCTCATGTTACACATGAGGCGCGGAAGGGCGGGAGGTCTTCGCCATTCGGAAGTGTCTACTGGATCAACCTCCCACGCAACGTGTTTGAGCTAGCTGTAAGCGCCGGACAGAGGCAGAACCACTCGGACTATGCCCTACACCACCGGAAGTCGAATACCGGCTCTCTACGGCCACCTCAGGGCTTCCGGCTGACATGGGGACAGGATGGCTGTTCTATCGACGAGTTGGACATCCGGCAGAACGCCAAGCTGGTGGCCGGTCTGCCCCTGGGAGAGCGGGTCAGTATCGCGATCAGCGAAAACGGAGCCATGAGTACGGCAGACCTTGCAGAGCTACTTGACGCCCCTAGCCGCAGCCTATCGGCCACGCTATCGGGCGACGACAGGTTCGTGAGCCAGAACGGGCGGTGGGAGACTACCGAGCCGCTAGGGGTTGAGTAGGTGCAGGGA